AAAATTAGCGCCTAATCCTCCGGGTCCAACCATGCCCGCAGCAATATAAGGTAAGAAAGGTCTTATCTCTTTAGGTATAATTTTCTTTGCAATTTTTCTAATTGGTCTGAATGCTTTTTTAAAAAATCCCATAATATATTTTTGTTTGTTTGGTGAAATGCAAGTCGGCTAGTCTTGTTATAGCCAGTATCTTACATTTTACTTGTTTTTATGTCATTCGTCAATGACTTATAATTTTGTATTCCCTCCTAAAGGTATATGTTCTACAATGATTTTAACGTCTCTTTTAATATCTTCAGCCTTAGTAGCTGTTTCTTTATTTTGTACATCAGACAGAGCCTCTACGTCTGACATATACTCTTGGCCTGTTTTCATATTAGTAAGAGTTACCTCTGTTTCAGGTGTTAATACTGGTGTGTTTGTACCATTAATTATCTCATATCTTATACTTGCTTTTGTTTCCGTAAACGGCATTATCTATCCTCTCTATTTGTTTCTAATAAACTGACTATTACATCAGGTCCTGTGATATCTGATATCATTTTTAAACTATCATTTTCTTCTAATATTAATATGTTGGTTATAAACTCTTGTTTAGCATCCGCAGCTAAAGATTGTTTATCATAAAAAAAAGTTGAACCATTTGATTCAATTTTAATTTGAATAACAGCGGCTCCCGCTCCTTCATTAAAAATATGAATAGATTTAATTAGTGATCTTGAATTACTAGGAACTGTATAAACTGTATTTAATGTATTTGTTATTAAATCTGTATTTTCTTTTTTATATATATTAGCCATTAAACCACGTAAACCTTTCTTGATTTTCTTTTAAGTCTGTTAAGAATGTAGAATTTAATTGTTCTACAATCAATGCAATAGATCTATTAATTTGTCTTTGGTTACCTACTTCATATTCTTTCTTAGGTTCTGGTATTCTTACTGTTACTTTAGGCATTATCTTCTTCCATCTGGTTGCAGGTCAGCTTGAAAAGTTCCAAATCTCCATGATTGGCCTGATCCTGTATTCTGTATTTTTAAAGCAGCATATCTTCCTCTAGCTCTAGTATCTATCTTAGTCGTAGTTGAGTTAATTGTAAAGGGACTTAAAGGTGTATTGGTATTAGGATCTGCAGGATAGTCAGCAACAGATATATTTATTACAGCGTCTCCAGTTAAATTTTTAAAGTTAGGTAAAAATCTTCTCATAGCTAAAAAGTATTCAGCTGCACCTTGATCTGTCTGTAAAGAAAAATCATAAGATTGTATGAAAGAAGTTAAAGCTGTAGTTGAACCATCAGGATTAATTTGATCGGTCCCCGTTTCGTGTTCGAATAATGTACTATTACCTAAACCTGTTAAACCTACTACTGGAGGAAATGTACCTGTACCGCTAGAATTGTAAGAAGTTGCATAAGGTAATGGATATACTAAAGAATCAATCCAAGTAGATCTAATAGCATTAGCATTAGTACCTGTGTACCAATTACCCATTGGCACTTGTGCGTTGTTAACTCCATAGTTATAAGAAACATATCTATTATTAAAATCAGATCCTGTTGCTGGATACCACCAAGTAACTTCTGTAAATAAATTATTTAAACCTGCACATATTTGTTGACCTTTAGTTGTATCAATATCATCGAATACATAATCTTCAACAGAACATGCTAATGTTTTAACTGTACCATCAAAACCAAAGAAACCATTATTACTCATCCAGTAAGCAACACCATCTATTTCCGTTACAGCATTCTTACCAATCAATCCACAGTTAGTTCCAACTTGTTCAAAACCAAATGTAAATGGAGCGCCAACAAACTTCATTGTATACAAAGCATTATCTGTCCATATTAAAATATTTTCTTTGGCAACTAGAGCAGATACAATTCTAGTACCATCTTGTAATCTAAATGAACCAGCAGTATTAGTTGCTAGTGTAGTGTATAAATTAAGTTCTTCTGAATTAGAAAATCTAATAAACATATCATCTTGTGTACTTGCGTTACCTATAACTGTTTCTGTACCAAAATGAATTAAGTGTCGTGTCGTAGGAGATACTAAAGTTAACCTTGAAGCTGTTGGATTACCTACAGCTTTGCCTGCTGTGTTAGTTCCAATTAAAGTTGCAAAAGGAGAATTAGCTCCTGTTAAAGTTCCGTCTGTACTTGGTGTACTAACCGATGCTCTATTTGCTGTTGGATCTGTTGCTCCAGCATTCCAAGTAAAAGTTTTTCCATTAGCAATAGTTGCTATTAAAACTTCACCAAAAGTATCTAATGACCAAAGACCAGGTTCAAGAGTTTGTGTTGATGCAGCTACAGCCACACCCCAACCTGTATCTGTACCACCAATTACTGTTCCACCAAATGTAGAAATACCCCAACCATAACCATATGATTGTTCTGCAGGTCCTACTACTTCATAAGGTTGAATGTCTACAGTTGCATCAGCTGCTGTTGCTGTTGCTGCGTTTGGTACTGTTGCTGTAAATGTTGATGTAGTTGGTATTGAAATAACCTGTACAACTTTATCTTCTAAATCTGCTGTAGCAATTCCAGTTGAACCAGCTGCAAAATTATTAAAGACAACCATATCACCAATAGATAAACCATGGGTTACTGCTGCTCCACCATTTTTAGTTGTAACAGTTATAGTTGTTGAACCACTTGTAGCGGCAATACTTGATGTTAAAAATTGTTGTTGGGTTCCATCGTTGTCACTTTTAAAAGGAGTAACATCAAATAGTTGTCCTTCAAAATATATAAGTAAAAACTTATCGGTTCCAATAGCTACGTATCTGTTACCTGTATTATCTACAAAGGGTAATTGTTTTCTTGCAACACCAACCATTGTTTGGTTAAGTAAAGAAGACCAACCACCTATTTTTTCTGGAAGTCCATATCTAAATCTTACGTTGTCTGAATCTATCCAACGTCCTACAGCACCAACAGAAGTATCCTGTTTGTCAATTCCTGGTGCAAATTTAATTTGAGTTAGAGCCATATGTTAGCTCCTATGTATTTTTAAAAGTCCAACCTCTAGTAGCATTAATGTAAACAAGTGTTAATGATTGTCCACTTGTACTTAAAACTAAATTAGCTGCTGCACTATTAAGATTAGAACCATTAGGGTTGATAGTTAAATTGTTAGTAGCAAAAGTTGCAAGTCCATCTAGGATTGTAACTTCATCACCAACACTAGGTGTTGCCGGTAAGTTAACTGTAAATGGGTTATTGTTTGTACTACAAATTAATTGATCTCCACTTACTGCTGGGTAAGGTCCAAAGGTATCATTAATAGCATAGTATGCTTTTTGCATAATACCAACTGTAGTATTTGTTCCATCTGAAACTAATAGTAATGTAGATCCTACTGCAACTTTAATAGAAGCTGCAGAACCTGTAGTTAAAACACTTAAAGTTCTATTTGATGTTCCTCTAACAGTTGCATCTTCTATAATAAAAACTCTTTTAGCTGTTCCACCACCTGTAGTAGCAGGCATAGTTAAAGTTCTGTCTCCAGATAAAGTACCTGTTAATTTAAAGTATAAATTTTTACCATTAGAAATAGTACCATCTCCTAAAACTAATGTAACATTAGCTCCAGCCATGTCTACCGTAGTAAATCCAGAAGCTGCTTGTTCTAAGATTTCTAAATTAGTATTAGTTATGGTTCCCCATAAACCAGCTTTTTCACCAGTTGTTATTTTTTCTAACGCTAAATCATTTGAGTATGTTGAGGCCATATTATATTTCTGTATCTATGTTTGTCCAAACGCCATCAGCATCTGGAATAATATTTTCCCAAACTATAGCATTTATTGTTCCACTTGCCAAGGTAATTGGTGTTCCTGTTGGATTAACAACTGTAGTACCTGTAATGAGTACTGTACCTGTTGTTAATGTTTGAGGGTTTCCTGTAACATCTGCCGTCGCTCCGGCAGTAACTGTTATATTACCATTTCCTATTGTTAGTGGATTACCTGTTAATGCAAAACTTGCATCTCCTGTAATAGTAACCGTTCCAACAGTTAAATCTAAATCATCGCCATTAACAAATTGAA